AAACTAAAGACGAAATTAATCAAAACCTAAACGGAACTTCTGGTAGCGGCCCACCAACTGCTACAAGTGGCGAAGAAGGTTCTGCAGAAGCAAAAGCACCTAACCTAGGTAAGAAAAAACAAAAACGTGATGTGTCCAAGTTGTACGGAAATACTAAAGGTGGTAGTGGATATAAAGATGTTGAAACATTAGTTGCTGAAAGTTTCCAGAAAGCGTTTGTTGAAAACGGATCAGGTGACTTAATTACAATTGATTTAGATATACTCGGTGATACATACTGGATGGTTGAAAGTGGCCAGTCGAATCACATTGATGCAGCAGCTCCACGTTCGCAGACAACACAGGGCGGAGAAGCTAATTACTCAGGAGGCGAAATTTATATCTTTATTAGTTTTAGAACGCCTATTGATACAAATACAGACACTGGACTTTATGAATTTGCAAATGAAAATCCAAGTCCTTTTAGCGGAATTTATAAAGTGCTGAGATGTGATAGTGAATTTAAAGGCGGGCAGTTTACACAAAAACTAAGATGTGTTAGGATGCCAGGTCAGCCAATTGATTACGGTGGTAAAATTCCAGAAGGTTCTAAAGACGGGTTCCAAAAGATAGTTGGGCCACCAGAACCTCAAAAAACAGAAGTAGGACAATCTGCTCCACCAGCAAAGGTTGATAGAACAATAACAATTGAAGAAGTAGAAAAAGCAGGAGAGCAGTTTGCTAATAATGTTCTTGCTAAATTTGGCTTAAACTTAGATAGTATAGAAAAATTTGCTGCAAAATTACCTAAAGGTGATGGCGAGTTTAAATCTAAACCTAAGAAACCTGTCCTAAAAGAATATAGAAGACAAGCCAACGGTTCATTAGTTAACTTTAATATTGATAGAACCAAACCATTTACAGAAAGTAAGGATAGAGATGGAAATACTATTAGAGTTTATGATCCTAAAATACTTGACGGAGTTAAAACTTAATGCCAGTTGAAAAGAGAACCAGATATAATACTCAGGCAGGAGCATTAGGCTCAGGTGCTTATCTTGCTACAGTAATTGATGTACTTGATCCTACATTCAATGGTAGACTAAAAGTTTCGTTACTCAGAGAATCTGGTAACGCAGGTAACGTTGACGGACAAACATATCTTGTAAATTATGCATCTCCATTCTTCGGACACACACCATACGAAGCATTAGGAATGAACAAAGACGACTTTAAAGATACACAACAAAGTTATGGTATGTGGGCAGTTCCACCAGATGTTGGTGTAACCGTTATGGTAATGTTCATAGAAGGTAATCCCTCATCGGGTTATTGGTTTGCTTGTGTTCCTCCAAGATTTGCAAATCACATGGTACCTGCTATTGGTGCAGCAGATACAGAACCAACAGGTGCTAGGGGTGAAGATCAAACAAGCAATAGAGCGTCATTAGCTGCATTATCAGAAGATGACAAGAAAAAGTTCAATACAAAAATGCCTTTGCCAGTTGGTGAAATTAACAAACGAATAAATGGCCAAGGAGATCAACAAATTGATGCTGAAAAGATTCCAAAGCCCGTACATCCTATAACAGATAGATTTTTCTTCCAAGGATTATTAGAAGATGATGTAAGAGGGGTTACTACTACATCTAGTAGACGTAATAATCCTAATGCAGTATTTGGTATTAGTACTCCAGGTCCTTTAGACTACGGTCCAAACGGTAAACGCATGAGGCGTGGTACAAAAGAAAATCTAAGTGTTGAAATTCCTGTTACAAGATTAGGCGGAACACAGTTTGTCATGGACGATGGTGATGATCGTTACATTAGAAAATCTTCACCACAAGACGGACCAGTAGAATATGTTGAAGCAACAGATGCAAATCCTAACGTAGGATTACTTGACTTGCCATATAATGAGTACACAAGACTTAGAACAAGAACAGGCCATCAACTTCTTTTACATAATTCAGAAGATTTAATTTACATAGGTAATGCAAAAGGAACTTCATGGGTTGAGTTAACATCTAATGGTAAAGTAGATGTGTTTGCGAACGACAGTGTAAGTGTTCACTCAATGAATGATATTAATATTAAAGCAGATAGAGATATCAACATGGAAGCTGGTCGTAATGTAAACATTAAAGCAACCGCTGAATATCAAGCACCTGACAGTTTACATCAAGATGCAAAAATTGAAGATGCTCTTAAACAAGAAAATGGTAGAGTACAAATAGAGAGTGCATTTAACACTAATATATTAATTGGTGCTAACGGAAAAATTGAAACAAGAATGTATACAAATGCAGAAGATCTTCCTCTTTCTGGAGATTTAGATATTTCAGTTGCTGGCAACCACAGACACTTCGTTGGCGGAACTACTGATATTCAAACAATTGGTGATAGATCAGATACACAAGCAAACTGGGATATTAATACAGGCGGTTACAATTACTTAACATCAGGCGCAAATACAGAAGTTGCATCAGGCGGAGACATCATTATGTCAGCAAGTCCTAACATACACCTTAACGGTCCAGCTGCAACAGGAGCAGCACAAGCTGACACAGCATTAACAATTACAGATTTAATTAAATACGATAACCCATTAGTAAACCCATTAAAAGACTGGGCTACTACAAAATGGCAAGACGGAACAATAACATCTATCATGAGGCGTGTTCCTATGCATGAGCCGTGGTTACTGCATGAAAACCAAGCACCTCAGTTTGTTACAGCACTAGCAACAGATAGAGAGGAGAAACAAGATGGCTAAGTTATACAATCAAAAAACTGTATCAGCAAACCAAGCATCAGTAGGGCAGGTAGGCGCAAAAAGTTATGCGTATAAAGGATTTAGTTCAGCAAATGCAGTTGATAACTTCAAGCTCTATGATATAGATTTAGTAAAACAAGATATTATCAATCACTTTTATATTAGAAAAGGTGAAAAATTAGAAAATCCAAACTTCGGAACTATTATTTGGGACATGATATTTGAGCAATTTACACCACAAGTTAAAGAAATGATTGCTAAAGATGTACAAGATATTATCAATTATGACCCAAGAATACAGGTAAATGCTGTAGGAGTAGACAGTACCGAACAAGGAATTAGAATCGAAGCCGATGTAACATATATACCGTTCAATGTTAGCGAGAGAATGAAGTTTAATTTCGACAGAGATAACTCCGTTATAAACTGATCATATTATATACATGGGTAAATACAGTATAGGAACCAATAATGAGCACAACGTCAAGACAAAATAATTTATTACTTAACGAAGACTGGACACGTATATACCAGACTTTCGCTAATGCTGATTTCAAATCTTATGATTTTGAGAATCTAAGACGTGTGATCATCACCTATCTAAGAGAAAACTATCCAGAAGATTTTAACGATTATATTGAAAGCTCAGAGTACCTTGCACTAATTGATGCTATTGCTTTTCTAGGACAAAGTTTATCCTTCCGTATTGATTTAGCAAGTAGAGAAAACTTTATTGAACTTGCTGAGCGTAAAGAAAGTGTACTACGTATTGCTAAAATGCTTAGTTACAATGCAAAGCGTAACATGCCAGCAAAAGGCTTACTTAAATTTACATCAGTTTCAACTACAGAACAGTTACTTGACAGTAATGGACGTAACCTAGCAAGTCAAACAATTAAATGGAACGATCCAACTAATACAAACTGGGCAGAACAGTTTGTTTTGCTTCTTGATGCTGCTATGTCTGATAACACAAAGTTTGGTAGAAGCCAAGGAACAGATGTTATTCAAAGCATTCCAACAGAACAATATAGATTTAGAACTGCTAGTACTGATGTGCCAATGTTTACTTTTTCAAAAACTGTTGCAGGTAGACAAATGGTGTTTGAAATTTTAAGTACAACATTCAAAGGTGCAGAAGAGATTTACGAGGAAGCACCTACACCTGGTAACCAACTAGGATTTCTTTACAGACAGGACAACAAAGGTCCAGCAAGTCCTAATACAGGATTTTTTATGCACTTCAAACAAGGTTCTTTGGAGTTAGCAGACTTTACAATTGATGCGCCATCAACAAATGAAAAAGTTGCAGTTGATGCAAAAGGAATTAACAACGATGACGTTTGGTTGTTTGAATTACTTGCAAACGGAAGCCAAGCTCAAGAGTGGACAAAAGTATCAAGCCTTACAGGAAACAATATTGCTTATAATAGCTTGACTGGAGATATCAGAAATATTTACGGTGTAGAAACTAAACAAACCGATATGATTGATTTAACTTTTGCTGACGGTGTGTATGGTAACTTACCTAAAGGTTCTTTTAGAACTTATTATAGAATTAGTAATGGATTAAGTTATACGATTTCACCTAGTGAAATGAAAAACGTTAATATCTCAGTTGAGTATATTAACCAAGCAGGCATTGCACATACATTAACAATTGGAATGGCGTTACAGTCAACTGTTGCAACAGCAACTCCTACAGAGTCAGTTGCATCTATTAAAAAGAATGCACCTGCAAATTATTACACACAAAATAGAATGATTACTGGTGAAGATTATAATCTTGCACCTCTATCAACATCACAAAACATTTTAAAAGTAAAAGCATCAAATAGAACATCAAGTGGTTTATCACGTAACTTTGATCTTATTGATGCAAGTGGAAAATATAGTTCTGTTAATGTATTTGGTACAGACGGTTATATGTATAAAGAAGAAGATGAAAAGTCACTTGCTTTTAAATTTACAAACAGATCAGACATTATTAACTTTATTAAACAAAAAGTAGAAGGTGTCTTTACAGAAACAGATGTATACAATTTTTACTTTACAAAATACGACAGCATTTTATTTACAAGCGATAATATTGTATGGAATGCGTCTACAAACGGTATTAATCAAGGTACTGGTTATTTTAAAAACAAAGTTGATTTATCGCTACTTAAAGTAGGCACGTATTCTACTAATAACTTAAAGTACATTACAGCAGGAGCAAATGTTAAATTTGTTGCACCAGAAGGCAAGCACTTCATGCCTGACGGAACACTTATGAATGGCGCTGCTGATCATGCTGGTGCAACGGATTTTATCTGGACAAAAGTTATTAGTGTTGCAGGTGACGGAACAAACGCAGGCACAGGAGCCAATGCAAAAGGCATTGGACCTATTGTGTTTAATGATAATATACCTTCAGATGCAGTTGCTTCAAGAATTGTTCCTAAGTTTGTAACAGATCTTTCAGATGCACTTGAATCGTCAATGGTTAATCAAGCCTTTGCAAATTTAAACTTTGGGTTGAGATACGATGATACAGATTCTAGTTGGAAAATTATTCAAAATCAAAACTTAGACTTAACTTCACCATTTAGTTTAGGTAAATCAGGTGACGTAACAAATAATAACCTAGATAGTTCTTGGATTATGGCATTTGTAAAAGACAACGATCAATATATTGTACGAACACGTACACTTAACTATGTGTTTGGTAGTAAAAAGCAAAATAGATTTTACTTTGATAAAAATGAAAAAGCATATAACAGTTTAACAGGTAAGGTTGAAAAAGATGTTGTAAATGTTTTAGGTATTAATTCTAAAAATGTTGGCACAGGATCTTTAGTACGAGATTATCCATTTGAAGTTGCAGATGTAATCAAGTTTGACGACGGTTATGAAAGTACAAAAGAAATTAGATTAGGATTTAGAGATTCTGATCAAGACGGTGTTATTGACAATCCAGAGTCATTTGTTAATGTTGTCGGTGAAGATCTTGATTTAAAATTTCTTTTCTTTAAATCAGAGAAAGATAATTATGGTACGACAGTATTCAACTTAGTTGACCCAGCAGTAACTCCTATCTTAGTAATTGAAAAAGAATCATTGGTTAATGTTAACAATTATACAGATGGGCAGTTAATATACTTTTATGATAGTGCAGAAAACAGAGTTAAACGTGTTGACAGTACAACTAATACACTTATATTAGATCCTACATACAGAGCAAATATTGGTAGAGACAATATTAAGTTTCAATACACACATTCAGCCAGCGAAGATAGAAGAATTGATCCTAGTGTAACAAACATTATTGACCTTTACCTTCTAACTAGATCTTATGATACAGAATTTAGAAATTTTCTAGCAGGTGCTCGTACAACAGAGCCGACTGCACCGACAAATGACGAACTTAGGGTAACGTTTGGTACAGGACTAAACGCTATTAAGTCGATCAGTGATGAAGTTGTTTACCATCCTGTGAAGTACAAAGTGTTGTTTGGCAGTACTGCTGATACTAAGGTACAAGCTCAGTTTAAAGTAGTTAAAAATCCTACAAGAAATCTTAACAATAATGATTTAAAAGTAAGAATCATAACAGCAATGAATCAGTTCTTTGATGTTAATAACTGGGACTTTGGAGATAGATTCTATCTAAGCGAACTTTCAACTTACATACTAAATGTAGTTTCGCCTGATATATCAAATTTTGTTATATTGCCAAGACAGCCATCACAGGCATTTGGTAGCCTGTTTGAAATACAAAGTAAACCAGACGAAATTTTTGTTAGTGGTGCCACTGTTGATGATATTGAAATTGTAGCAAGTATTACTGCTGCCGAAATTAGTTCCAGCACAACAACTATAACAGTTGGCTCAACGGCAAATACCACATCTAGTTCATCCAGTCCTAGTTCATCCAGTCCTAGTTCATCCAGTTCTAGTTCATCCAGTTCTAGTTCATCCAGCTCTAGTTCATCAAGTTCTTCTAGCAGCGGAGGTTCTAGTTACTAATGGCAGATAACAAAAAGTTTCCTAACAGTGAAATACCTATTAGAAAAAGTAAAGACTTACTACCTAATGTCTTTCAAACGCCAGCCAATGATAAATTTTTATCAGGTGTACTTGATCCACTAGTTCAACCAGGTGTTGTTGATAAAACTGTAGGTTACATCGGTAAGCGTTACGGAAAAACATTTACTGGTAAAGATGTTTATCTTGATACAGATCAAACTCTAAGAAGTCGCTATCAACTTGAGCCAGCGGTTACGGTTGAAGAAAACCAAGAAATTTTAAAGTTTAAAGATTATATTGATCTTAAAAGCATGATCGAATTTTTCGGTAATGCTAATGAGAGAGATGATAAAACTACAGAGCAGGAACACTACAGCTGGAACCCACCTATTATATGGGACAAGTTTGTTAACTATAGAGAATACTATTGGATTCCTGGAGGTCCACCATCTATAGATGTATACGGACAAGCAGCAAATATTCAAAGTACATATAAAGTAGGAACAGGAATAAACAGTTGGATAGTTACACCAGATAGCGTAACTAACAATCCCGACATTACTTTGTATAGAGGGCAAGAGTACAAATTTGAAATTAATTCTCCCGCAGAAGGTTTCTATATTAGAAATAATTACGACACAGGTTCATTAGAATTTAATGCTAACAAAGCATATTTTCCAGGAGAACTAGCAGTATTCGATAAACAACTTTGGAAGTGTGTTAATGAAACTAGTCCGTTAGACGGAAGCAGTATTACAATTGATTCACAAGATTGGAAACTAGTTTCAAATGATGCAGGCTTTGCATCACTACTATACAATGATGGAGTAGAAGGTAACGGCGCAAAAGTAGGAACAGTTACATTTAAAGTTCCACAAAACTCACCAGATATTTTATATTATCAAAGTGATGTTACTCCTAATAGACTAGGAAGATTTATTATTGCGGATATTGACACAAATACTTTTATTGATGTTGATAAAGAAATTGTAGGTAAAGTAAATTACACAACAGCAGATGGACTTGAATTTACAAACGGTTTAGTTGTAGAGTTTAGAGGACAAGTACAGCCGTCTAAGTATGCAGAAGGACAGTGGTTAATTGAAGGTGTAGGAAGTGAAATTAAATTAATTAGATTTGCTGACTTAGTACCACCGCCATTAGACACAGACTCTCCTGATATACTATTTGACAATCAAGGATTTGATACACAGCCTTTTGACGATGCGTCACAGTATCCTGGTAATAAAGATTATATTACAATTTCTAGAAACAGCCAAGACTCAAACCCGTGGTCCAGATATAATAGATGGTTCCACAGAACTGTTTTAGAGTCAGCATACAAACTTAGAAATCAAGACTTTGATTCGTTGGAGTCAGCTAGAGCTAAAAGACCTATTATTGAATTCCTTCCTGATATACAATTATATAATCACGGTGGCGTTGCAAAACAAACAGTTGACTATGTAGATACATTTACAGATGATGTCTTTTCTAAAATTGAAGGTTCGCAAGGTTATAACATTGATGGCGAATTTTTGTTTGAAGGTGCAAGAGTTTTAGTTATTGCAGATACAGATAGTCTAGCAAACAATAGAATTTATGAAGTAAAGTTTGTAAGACACAACAATACAACACAAATTAACTTAAAAGAAACTACTGATACATTGTCAGCATTTAACGAAGGCGTATTAGTAAGACGAGGTACAGTTAACTCTGGTAAGATGTATCATTATGACGGGTCGACTTGGAAACGTAGTCAAGAAAAAATTAGTGCTAACCAAGCACCTAAATTTGAATTGTATGATTCTACAGGAGTTGCATTTTCAAACGAAACTACATATCCTGTATCAAGTTTTGTAGGTAGTAACCTTTTAGGTTATAAGATTGGTAGTGGTGTTGTAGACACAGAATTAGGATTTGCATTAACATATGCAAACATTAATAACGTAGGTGATATTGTATTTGATTGGAGTTTTGAAACAGAAAAATTTGTTTACACATTATTGCAAAAACAATATACCAAGAACACCAACACAGGATTCTATAAAATTAATGGAGTATATGCTAACGGTTGGATAGCAACTGATAAAACTTACATACAGCCAATTATTGATCAGTATACATTTAATACAGCAGATTCAATAGGAATATTTAATACTGTTGATTGGGAAACACTTCCAAGCGATGCACTAATTAATTTTTATCTAAATGGCGAGTATATTACTAATACATATACTAGAAGTGCAAATCAATTTACGTTTGATAGAACATTTAGTATAAATGATGTACTATCTGTAAAAGTAGTTGCAGCAGTTAAGCCTGATCAAGGTTACTATCAAATACCAGCAGGGCTAGAAAAAAATCCTCTCAACGAACAGTTAAAAACATTTACACTAGGACAAGCAACTGACCATTTAAAATCATCTCTTGAATTTGATAGGAGAGTTGTAGGATCTGTTCCAGGAGTTTCAAACCTAAGAGACGTAGACGGTTATCAGAAGAACTCAACAAGATTTATGAAGCACTCAGGCTTCGCAGCAGTTTCTACGTTACTGGTCAATGATAAAGATGTTAACATTGTAAAGTCTGTTAGATATGCTAAAAAAGCATATACAATTTTTAAACAAAATATTATTAAGAAAGCAACCGAAGTTGACTTTAACGAGAATACTTCAGACTTTTTAGATAATATTATAGAAAATATTACAAAAACTAAAACTATCGAAAGTCCTTTTGCAGACACAGATATGATAGGTGCTGGAGCATTTACTAAAACTGAATATGTAGTTGATGATCCTGGTATTAAGAATTTTACACTTAATGAAAATTTTGATTTAGAAACATTAAGTAGGAAAGCAGCATATGTTTACCTTAACGATGTACAACTTATTGTTGGAAAAGATTACGAAGTTAATGGTGCGTTAGGCTTTATTACAATAACAGGAACTCTTGTACCAGGTGATAGAATTGAAATAAGAGAATATGTATCAACAGCATTTAGCCATGTGCCACCAACTCCTAGTTCTTTAGGACTTTATCCTAAGTATGAGCCTATAAAATATTTAGATGATACTTATAGAGTACCTAAAAATATAATCCAAGGACATGATGGAAGTAAAACTACAGCATACGATGATTATAGAGATGACTTACTTTTAGAATTTGAAAAACGTATTTTTAATAATATTAAACAAGAATATGATCCTGAAATCTTTGATGTACAAAAAGCGTTAGGTGGATATTATGGTAATAGTACATTTACAAAAGAAGAACTAGATAATGTAATTAATCAAGAGTTTTTATCTTGGGTACAAAATACTAACCTAGGTTATACAACAAATGATTATTTTGTAGATACAGAACCATTTACATATACATATTCTAACATGACTGATCCTACAGGCAAAGAAAACTTGCCTGGATATTGGAGAGGTGTTTACAAACACTTCTACGACACTGATAGACCTCATACACACCCTTGGGAAATGTTAGGCTTTAGTATTAAACCTAGTTGGTGGGATACAGAATATGGTGTTGCACCTTACACAAACGGTAACTTAGTATTATGGGAAGATATTGCACAAGGTAAAATTGCTCAAGGTACACGAGCAGGAATATATCCAAGATATGCTAGAACAACTATTTTAAATCATATTCCTTGTGATTGTGATGGTAAACTTGTTGATCCGTTAACATCAGGTCTTGCAGGAAACTTCCAGCTTGTTAATAACAGAGGACCATTTAAATTAGGCGATGACAGTCCAGTTGAAAACGCATGGAAAACAAGTTCAGAATATGCTTTTGCAGTAACAACAGCATTAGCATTGTTAAAGCCATTTGATTATTTAATATTAAACTTTGATAGATCTGTAACTAAAAGAAACATTATAAATCAGTTAGTAAATGTAACATCAGATACATTCTTAACACCAACAGATTTAAAATTTCCTGTAGCAGGAAAAACACAAGTTGCAGGACTTGCAATGTACATTGCTTCTTATATTAAGTCTAAAGGTGCTTCTGTTGCTGAAGCACAAAAGAACATTGATTGTATTAATGTTAGACTAAGTTCAAGAGTAAGCGGGTTTGTTGATAAACAACAGCAGAAGTATTTGCTTGATAGTAAAAATCCTAGTTCAGCAAGTGCAAGTGTGTTTATTCCACCAGAAAACTATGACATTATCTTTAACGTAAGTTCGCCAATTAGCTCAGTAACATACAGTGGCGTTATCTTTGAGAAAACTACACAAGGTTGGGTAGTTAATGGGTACGATGACATTAATCCTTACTTTAATACATTTGAAACATTCCCACAACAAAAAGATCCTGTTATATCTGTTGCAGGAACTTCAGAACCATTTGCAACATGGGAAAAAGAAAAAAGATTTAATAACGGCGGTATTGTTGAATACAGAGGATCATTTTATAGAGCAACACAAACATTTACCTCTGGAGAAACGTTTGATAAAAGTAACTTAGTACAGCTACCTGACTTACCAGTTGCAAATGCTGTTACTGCTCAACAGCGTAGAAATTTTAATACTTTCAAAGTTAAGAAAGTAAGTTACGGAACAGAATACAATACTATACAAGACGTTGTTGACTTCTTGTTAGGATATCAAGCACACTTAAAAAGTTTAGGTTTTAACTTTGCAAATTACGATGGAACTAATCAAGTAGTACAAGACTTTGTAACAGCATCAAAAGAATTTATGTATTGGACAGTCCACAACTGGGCAGTAGGTTCTGTGCTATCAGTTAGTCCAGGTGCAACGAATATGGACGTTAAACTAGCAGTTGGGGTTGCTGATAATTTACTAGATAGTTTTTATGACTACAGTGTTTTAAAAGCAGACGGTTCAGCAATAGATCCTAAGTTTATAAACGTTTCGAGAGACTTTCAAAACATATCGATTAGTACAACAAATACAACTGAAGGTATCTACTTACTAAAACTAAATTATGTTTTAAAAGAACACGTTGTTGTGTTTGACGATAAAACAGTTTTCAATGATACTATCTTTGATAAAGCAACAGGTTATAGACAAGAAAGAATTAAAGCTCAAGGATTTAGAACAACAGATTGGGACGGTGATTATACTAGCCCAGGTTTCTTATTTGATAATGTATCATTTGCAACCTGGACACCTTACTACGATTATAAGTTAGGCGACATTGTATCTTATAGAGCATACAAATATACTGCAAGAGGTAACCATACTAGTGGTGAAGAGTTTAATGATGCTAATTGGACACAACTAGATTCAGAACCTGAAAAGCAACTTATTCCTAACTTTGATTACAGAATTAATCAAATTGAAGATTACTTTGATGTAGCATCTGAAGGCTTAGGAAAAAGCCAAAGAGATCTTGCAAGACATACTGTAGGATATCAAAGCAGAACATATTTAGAAAACTTATCCGAAGATCCAACAACACAATTTAAATTGTATCAAGGATTCATTAGAGAGAAAGGTACACCTAATGCAATTACCAAATTATTTACAAAACTAGGTGATAATACTTCTACTGCTGCTGTTGACTTAAATGAGGAATGGGGTTTCAGACTAGGACAGATAGGCGGCGTTGATCAATCAGAAAGACTTGAAATTAGACTAGACACTGACAAATTTAAATTAAATCCTCAACCTGTATTAGTTGAAGCATCAGCACAAGATAAAGTTGATAGATACTATAGAGTTGATTCTACTAACTTTGAATTTGGTCCTACGCCATTTACAACAGCAATTAATCCTGTTAGTTATGATTCTAAGCCTATGTTAACACCAGGGTATGTAGCAGTAGGCCAAACAGACTTTACAGTTACAAACAGAGATGAAATATTAAATCTTGCAATTGCATCAGTACAAGACAATAATCATATATGGGTTACATTCGATGGACCTTCATGGACTGTTCTTAGAGCAAATACAGTATACGATTTAAAAATTACAAACTTAGAAAGTAATGATGATAACGAAGTAATTTTTACTTTTGAAAAAACACACTTGCTGAAAGTTGATGATATATTTGGTATCAAAACAATAGCAGGCTTAAATCAGTTTTGGAAAGTAAAAGCAGCAACAACTAATACAGTTACAGTACAGCATACAGAAAAGTATGATGCAGATCAAGGATTTGAGCCTAGCACAGGTGCTTATCCTATGTTACTAACAGAATCACGTTTTACTACTTACGATGATATTGATGCAGAAAAGTTAGCACTATTAAGTGACGGGGCGAAACTATTTGTAGATTCAAATGTCAATTCACGTTGGGAAGTTGTTGAAAAGAAAAAACAGTTTACAGGTAAGAAAATTATTGACTTTGGTATCATCGATCCAACAAGTGTTGGTACAAAAACAGTTTACAGTGATACACTTAAACAAGTTATAGTTGGTATACCTGATGTAGCAAGGGTAGGAGTTTATATTCAAGGTGCAACTGGTCTATCGTCTAAGCAATTGCTTGAACCACCAACATGGTTAACAACAGATGTTACAGGATCGTTTGGTCTTGAACTAGCACTAAGCCCAGATAGCAATTGGTTAATGGTTGGCGCACACACAGCAAGTGGTATTCCTAGTAGATACAAAGGGCTGTTTGATGTAAACGCAAACTACATAGTCAACGATATTGTTTTATTCTCAGGAAGACTTTACAAAGCACAAGATAATATTAATGGTGATGGTAGTACTATTGATGTATACAGCAACGAATGGGTTGAAGTACAAAAAATTGAAGCTGAACAAGATGGTTCAAATACAGGCGGTTTTGAAACAGGGGTAATATTCATTTACCAATACCAGTCTCAACAGTGGAACTTACATGACATACAAGTAAGTCCTAGAACTTATGACAACGAAAGATTTGGTCAGAAGATTGCAGTTAGTCAAGCAAGTAGTACAGGACCTTATTACATGTCAGTATCAGCACCTGGCTCACAAGATGCAAAAGGTCGTGTGTATCTTTACACATATGATACAACAGATGGCTGGCACTTAGACTACAATAAAAATTACAAAGGCATTTATGCTGCTGATGATTCTACTTTTTATCCTAAGGATTCAATTGTATTTTCAAATGGTGATATGTGGAAAGCATTAGTTGACAATGTTGCAGACGGAAGTTCATTAACAACTGGATCAAATGATTGGGTACTACTAGACGAAGTAACAACAGGTGCTTCGCTTCCAATGTCAATTGCGACTAACGATGATGGCTCAACACTTGATGCTGGACTACTTGATGATCAACAACTTACTGAATTAATTAAAGTAGATGATCGCTTTGGTACTTCTATAGCAATGAACTAT